AATGGTTTAGTCGGAACTTCTACGCACACTTATGCGACCAATTACTTATTTGATTCCGTATCAACAGAATTAACTGGTGTTGGTAAAACCTTCACCATCAAACAAGATGGAATTAACGTTGAAGCGTTTAGTACCACTCATGGTTTGATCTTAATTAATGATATTGCACAAATTCCATCTCAGGGTTCCAGAATTAATGATTTCGAGTTTACTGAAAACGCAGGTATCACATCTGTTGTATTCAGTGGATTCGCAGCATCTGTTACAAGTGATGTAAACACAGGTAGTATTCCTGTTGGTGGTATCATTGTTTCAGTTGGTTCTAGTCAAGGTTATGGTTATCAACCATTAGTGGCTGCTGGCGGAACTGCTAATGTCAATGGATTTGGAACTGTAACCTCTATTAGTATTGGTAACAGTGGTTCTGGATATAGATCGGGAATTGCAACTCTTGATGGAGTTGTTCGTGAATTGTCTTATAATGTTGGTCTTAGAACTAGTGATATCGATACTGTTAATGTAGCATCTATTGGTACGGCAATTGTATCAAATGGTAATATCACTAGTGTTAGTATTACAAATCCTGGCACTGGATACACATTTAGCAATCCTCCGATTGTTGTCTTTGACGAACCAATTCCATATACACGCATTCCGTTAGTTTATCATCCAGATTCACCTGGATCTAAAATTGGAACAAATGCATATGTCGATATCAAAGTATCACAAAACTCTAATGTATCCAGTTTTAATATTACTAATAGTGGATATGGGTTTAAAGTTGGAGAAATTCTAACAGTTCCAAAAGGTGGAGTTACTGGTATCCCAACTTATAGTATTTCTACTACTCCTATTGGATTTGGTACTAATAACTATAAAGTTGAGTTTGCAGCATACGATGCTGTTTCTGGTGTTATTACTGCAACTATTGGTATTCACACTATTGTTACAACTGATCAAATTACTTTGGTTGATGAGTCGTTGATCTTCTCTTGTGATAGTGATCAATTCAAACAAAAGATTGGTTATCCAAGACCAACTGATCCTGCATCAGGAACTGGTCGCACAGTTACTGCGGTTTCTTCTGATTCAATTACATTCGATGTTGGTCCTGCTCAATCAGGTTCCTCATATATCCATAGATTTGTTGGTGCAGGAGTAAGTGATGTTAGAATTAATGTTAATAGAATTTCTTCCGATAAATTTACAGGATGGAGATTTGGTGATTTAGACGTATTTGATAAACTTGATTCCTTCTTTGATGGAAATAGACAGGTCTTCACCATGAGAAAAGAAGGATCACCAACTTCTATTAGAGCACAAAAAGGATCTTTAATTGACGTTGAACAAACTATTCTCGTGTTCTTGAATAACATTCTACAACAACCGGGAGTTGCATATCAATTCAATGGTGGTTCAAACATTACATTTGTAGAAGCACCAAAAGTTGGTGACACATGTTCAATTCTGTTCTATCGTGGAACTGGTGACGTTGATGTTCTCAGCAGAGATATCATTGAAACCATTAAAACTGGTGATACTGTTAAAATTAAGGCAGGTGATAATCAAAATTCTTTCGTATTTAATCAGGACACAAGATTTGTATCTGGTATTACAACTGCTGATACTTTCGCCACATCTCCATATCAAGGTCCCGGTTTAAGAACTGATGTAACAGTTCAAAGACCAATGACGTGGTGTAGGCAACAGGAAGATCTATTCTTAAATGGAAATCCTGTAACAAAAGATAGGGATCTTTACACTGCAAGAATTTTCCCAGAAACACATGTCATTAAACCAGTTGGTATAGGTTCCACTGAAATCTGGGTGGATAGTGTTGCTTCATTTGATACTTATCCAGAATCTCTAAGAAGTAACTTGCAAACAGTACAAGTTATGGATCAGGATACCAAAATTTCTGCTGCTGCAACAGCAATTGTATCTGGTTTTGGCACTGTCTCTTCAATCAGTATCACAAACTCTGGTCTTGGATATACGATGACACCATTAGTTTCTATCGCTAATAGTGTTGGTCTTGGTTCTGCAACCAGAGCAACTGCTACTGCATCGATAACTGGAACAGCAGTTACTTCTATTAGTGTAAGCAGTGCTGGTGCTGGATACACGTTCACCAATCCACCTGTTGTTCTTCTTACTCCTCCAAACTTTGAAGTAGAGGAAATTAAGAATGTAAACTACGCGGGTGATTATGGATTTATTAGTGGAGTTTCCACAGCATCTCCCACACAACTTGTATTTGATCTTCTCATCCCATCAAATTCTATTTTGAGAAGCACTGCATTCATGGGTCCTGGTGCTGGAAGAACAATTTCAAATATTGGAAATGGATACCCATTTGTTGTATTTGATTCCAACATCGGTCAAGGAGTCACATCACTTGATCTTGGTGGTTCTGTTCTTGGAATTGGAACAACTTGTTTAGATAATGTATATGAAGCAGCATCCGTCTCTATTGCAACAACGGAAGCAGTTGGAATCGGAACAACTTATGTTGCCAAGGTCACAGTAAATGTTGATAGTCTCAATGGCATAACAGGAATTGGTTATAGTCAATTCTTTGGTAGATATAGTTGGGGTCAACTAAAAACGTTTAGTAGATCTGGTATTGCAAAAACATTTACACCTGCACTAAATAATGGATTTACCGGAATATCAACCGGACCATTGGTTCTGAGGAGTTTGCCCTTGAAATCAGTTGGTTATCTAACATAAATAACTAGAAAAAAGTTAAAATGGCTGCGATTATAACTGAACAGTTTCGTGTCCTTAGTGCGAGTAATTTCGTTTCGGGGATATCATCAACTGGTAGTTCATACTATACATGGGTTGGGTTACCAAATGCTGTCAATCTTGACGCAAATTGGAACACCAGCCCTCCATCACCGGTAGATTCTATTGACGAAGAAAATCGTTATTGGGATACGATGCTAGCTATGAAGAAGATTAATTCTTCTGATGTGAAAAGAGTTGTAGAAAAATATTCATGGGCATCTGGTGAAAAGTATGATATGTATAGGAATGATTATAGTAGAAATAATCTTGCCCCAGTTTCAAAATCAACGACGCTCTATAATTCAAAATATTATGTGATCAATAAAGATTACAGAGTTTATATTTGTTTGTATAATGGTATTTCTCCTGAAAACCCATCTGGAAAACCATCTCTCGATCAACCACTGTTTACTGATTTAGAACCAAGATCAGCTGGTAGTAGTGGAGATGACTATGTTTGGAAGTATCTTTACACTTTAACACCATCAGATATTCTTAGATTCGATTCTTCTAATTTTATTCCTGTTCCAAATGATTGGAGTTCAAATTCTGACAACATAGCAGTTAAGGATAACGCTTCTACCAGTGGTCAAATTAAAATTGTAACAGTTTCTGATAGAGGTGCTGGTTATGGAACTGCATTAACTTACAGCAATGTAGATATTTTTGGTGATGGCGAAGGGGCAAAAGCAAGTGTAACTGTCAACGCTGATGGTAAAATTCAAACAGTTGACGTTTCTACCGGTGGATCAGGATACTCATTCGGAACTCTTGACTTGGGTGGTGCAGGTATTGTCAATACCGAATCTAGTCTGGATGCAGTTACTAATGTAATTATTCCACCAGCGGGTGGTCATGGCGCTGATATTTACAATGAACTTGGTGCTCGTAAAGTCATGATCTATTCAAGACTTGAAAATGATGCCACTAACCCCGATTTTATTACTGGAAACGAATTTGCCAGAATTGGTGTTGTTAAGGATCCTCTTGTGTATGGATCAACTAGCAGAGTATCATCAGAAAAGGCAAGTGCTGTTTATGCAGTAAAAGTTATTTCTGGTCAATTGGATCAAGTCTCATTTGTTGAGGACGATGTAGTTACACAAAATATTGGAGTTGGATCAACTGCAATTGGTAGGGTTGTTTCTTTTGACAACAATACCGGTATTTTGAAGTATTGGCAAGATAGTCAGGTAGCAACATCATCCACTGCTGGTGTCAATCCACTCTATGGATATAAACTACTGAGATTCCAAAATTCACTCACAGATGGTGGTTCTTTTAATATTAATGGTGGTAATGCCACTGTTGCTATTGACACATCTTTCTCGGGTATCTCTACCGTTCTAAATAATAGGACCTACTTCCTAGGCCAGACGTTTGACAAAGGAACTGCAAATCCTGAGGTTAATCCCCAGAGTGGACAGATAATCTACGTTGATAACAGACCATCTGTTTTGAGATCGTCAAACCAAAAAGAAGATATCAAAATCGTTTTAGAATTCTAAGAAAATGCCCCAGGAAACTAATCTAAACATCACTCCATATTATGATGATTTTGATGCTGCGAATAATTTTCACAAAGTTCTATTTAAACCAGGAACTCCGGTTCAGGCTAGAGAACTAACTGGATTACAATCTATTCTTCAAGATCAGATTGAAAAATTTGGAACACACTTTTTTAAAGAAGGTTCCAAAGTAATTCCTGGACAACTTTCTTATCAAGATGTCTTTACTGGTGTATGCGTAAACCCGGATTTTGCCGGTATTCCTATTAGTTTTTATATAGAACAACTTGTTGGTAGAAAATTCAAGGGTGAAGAATCTGGAATTGAAGCAACTATTGACTTTGTTTTGGGTTCATCAGATTCGGAACTAAGTTTAGATACCTTATATTTTACAATTATTAAAAGTGGAACAAACTTTGAGAACT